TCCTTGTCGTGATGACTAATAAATTCGACAAGCTGGCCGTTCTTGGTGTTCTGGTAAAGCGCCATATGTACAAAAAAAGAGGGCGTCTGGTGGCCCAGCGCCCTCATCCTAGAGAGAAGTCCTAACTAATCAGGACTCAGTGTTGTAAGGAACCCGGGTGTCATCGCTAGATGCAACCTCGTCTTCCACGTAGTAAGAAACTTCGCAGATGATCGGGGTGCCGCCAGTGGCAGTAGAGCTCAGGGTGGAGCCAGTGCCATTACCAGCAGCGTTACGCACGAAGACCTTCAGGGTCTCGGCGCCGGCCAGGACAGAACCAGAAACAACGCCGTTCTTTGCAGAGGAGGGGGCAATGGTGCCACCGGAGACTGCAATGGTGGGAGTTGAGACCACTGAAGTGCTGATGGTGTCAGCAGCGGAGGCTGCGGCATCCTTCAGTGCAATGGTGTCGGTGTTGGTACCGGAAAGACCAGAAGTGGCAGAGCCAGCGTCCTTGTTCTTGCGGGTGTCAGCAACACGCAGACCCACTGCGTAGACAACAGCGCCGGCCGGGATGGTCAGGCCAGTGTCATCAGCACGCACTTTGTCGTCGCCGCGCATATCCGGTGAAGGAATGATCACGTCGAACTCGGTGCCACCGGTGGAATCCACCAGCGCATAACCGATCTTGCGGTAGTACACACGACCGGGGATTGCGACCACACCTTGGCCGCCGTCATGAGACTTGAGGTTGGAAACAAAGTTTCCGGGGAAAATACGCTTAGCCATAGTTACTTACCTCCTATCAATAAACGAAAGAGTAAGCAACGGTGATGAAGTCGCGGTTAAGCACTTCAAAACCAGCAAATAGGCTCCAGATCATAATGATGAATCGTGAGAAATCATCATTATTGTTGAGAAGGATCTGGGCGTTATTACCACCGATACCAACACCAACTGCCTGAGGACCAAAGAAGATCATCGGAGCAGCAGTGGTCACAGCGTTTGAGATGGAAGCATCAGAAACGGTAACTTGCAGAGACTTCTCAGCAAGGTTGGTTGATTCAAACCAACGGACTCCCTCAAATAGGAATCCCGTGGGCATTATCGGCTGTCCTGCGACGAAACCTGCTTGCCCATAAGCGGGACCCATGCCATAGAAGAAGTTGGCGTTGGGAGCCTGCTCAGGTTGCAGGGGATTCACCATGCCGTTGCCAGCATATCGCGCGATCTCCCTAAAGGCATCGTTCTGCCGGAGATGCATCATTGCCGTGGGATCGGCAATACAACGGTAGTAGCCGTCAGCGAACGTAGGAACGTTGCGCTTACGCATGTCCTTGACCACCTGCAGCAGGTCGGTCTTGACATCGAACTTGGCAGATTCGCCAGAGCCGTAAGAAAGGAAGGGAGCGGAACCAGCTTTGGTCTTGCTCAGGGGGTAATAGTAACCACCTTGAGTGCCGTCAGCCTGGCCGTTGGCTTCAGCCTTGAACAGTTCATCAGCGAAGACGCGATCGCGCCAACGACGATAATCATCAAGCAGGGTCAGCGAGCCGATGGACTGGTGGAAAACATTCAGGTTCCCCGTGTCCAAAAGTAGCCGCTGCGCAGTCAACAAGGTCTCTCGAGCAACCTTGAAAGTACTGGGAGCTGTCGCATCGGTCGGGTCCGCAGGGCCCGTATATTCCTTAAGGTTCACAAGAACCTTGTCTTTCACAATCGAGCGGCTAGATGCGGTGCCCAGAGTCTGATCGGCAGTGCGCTCTCGGGAATCCTTGTTGCCAGGATTTCCCCAGAAGCGGTAACGATCAAGCTGCACAGTTTGCCCGGGTTGCTTGGCAAAGTCATGCACTACCACGGGTTCAACCGCCATCTCGATGATATAACCGGGATGGGGTCGATAGAGCTCAGCACCTAGCAGCTTCGGGAAATCATTATCAATCCACATGGGATGATATGCCTCAGCTGTAAGGGTTAATACGCACGCTCGAAGCGCGCTGACCCCTACTATAAAGAAGATTTATAGGGAAAGCTGTTTGGACGTCACGGATGTCCGAGGATTGCTTGGCCTGCTCCTGGTTGACGGGAGTTTGGTGCATTATCGCAGTCCCTCCGGTGGTTACATACAGATGACGATCACGGCCGGGATAAAAGAGTCGGCTTACCTCGAGGAAAAAGTCGAAGAATTCAAGTCTTTTTTCCCTACGCGTGCAGTGATTGCTCCCTACAGCACTGCTAAAAGGGCTAATGGCAAGCAAACGACGGTGCTTCGATTTAGGGCCTCAACCAACAAACTACGCCCTGTCTTCAATTTGCTCTACCCAGGAGGAGAGCGTCAGATAACCCAGCCAGTGCTTGACATCCTTGGAGCTCAGGCGGCTGCCTGGTGCTGGGCCGAGAGCGCGGTCATCGGTAAGCGAGGTGGGGCACGACTCAGCCGCGTCGGCAATACACGAGCCGAGGCCATGCGACTCAACACATGGTTCGAGTTGCTCACTGGCGCTCGAGGCGAGGTAAAGGTTCACCGCAAGCGTCCACGTCTTGCATTCGACCCTCAGCAGACCAAGAAGGTCCAAGACGCCTTAATTCAATACGCCCCAAAAAGCCGCATCCACTTATTCACTGGAGAGGTCCCTGATGTCAGCGCAATTCGTAGCTCGCGTACTGAGCTATTGCTTGGGAGTGGGGACGCTGGGATTGCGAGGGCAGAAGCAGAGACCCTGGTTGGAAATCATTCGGCTTGAAACAGAGAAGTCTTACGTCAACTACCAGCTCAAATTGCTGAGGGCCTGTCACCCAGGGCAGCTGGATTGCCACTGGGACACAATCCCGCTGCCCGGCTTTTACGACAAGGTGCGGCTCAGGGTGAGAAGCGACGAGTTATACAGATCGTATGAGCTCATGTACCCGCGCGATCGCAAAGTAATTACGCCTCAGATCATCAGCATCGTTGGCATGCAAGGCGTCTCTGCCCTGTGGTCCGACAGGGGCCGAGTTGTTGGGAGGCTCGGCAAGATCATCACCAGATGGTCCGACGACGAAAACGCCTACTTAGCTGACTGGATCAACTCTCAAGACATTTCGTGCCAGGTCACCAAGGGACAGGGCATCAGATTTGATCGGGAATCAACCAAACAAATTCTTGATGCAATCAGACCTTTTACTCCTAGATGTATGCGCTTCAAGTTCGTAAAGCAACCACCTCGTCTCTAGGATTAAAGAGCCTCGAAGAAGAACTGCGTCAGAGGCATCATCCCCGTCAGGAGCCCGGGTTTTTGTAGTTTCAACGGGCTGGTAAGCGATCCTCCCTGCACTTGGCCTGTGTGGGGAGGCGCCTGACTTTTTAGAGTGTTTTGATTAGGAGATAAATTATGGCCGACGAAATGACTTGCAAGGACGGTTTCTGTCAGATCAATAAAGCCGTCCCTGAAAAAAAGCCAGAGGACATTTTCTTTGCACCTATTGAAGACGAAGCGACGCTTCCTAAGGAGTCAGCACAGGTAGAAGACTCCACAATGCGCAAGCGCTTCATCCAGTACTGCGACGACCATCCTGACGATGTCGAGTGCAAAATGTACGACGTATAATCCTTTCGATTGATTATCTAGACTGTCACCATACACAGGTGCCAGCAGAATGGCTGTCTTTAATAAACTCAACGGCTTCGTAGAGCATCTCAGCGAAGGTGTGCATAACCTTGGCTCTGATCAACTGAAGCTGGCACTTAGCAACGTTTCTCCTGCTTCAGAAACCACTCCGCCCTCCACGGTCACAACCAATTGCGTGCTCGGCAATGTGACCGAAATCAGTTACACGGGCTTGAGTTCTCGAGATGTCACAACGACAAGCTCTGCACAAACTTCAGGTACTTATCGCCTGGTCATCTCTGATCTAACCCTCAGCAGCACGGGCACTGTCGGACCATTCCGTTACATCTACCTCTACAACGACACGCCGACTAGCCCTGCAGATCCCTTGATCGGCTATTTCGACTACGGCGCAAACTTGACCCTTAATAACGGCGAGAGCTTGACGATCGACTTTGATCAGGCCTCTGGTGCACTGACCCTGGCGTGATGCCTTTATCTAGGAAATAAGTTATGACCACGGTCGCGATCTTACGCCCGGAGAGCGGCTCCTTTCATACAACCCGAAACGGCTTCTTAAGAGGAGCCCTGGATGACGTCCAGTTTGTTGGGGCAAATACTGCAAAAGCAAATACAGCAATCATGCCGGCCCATCAGGTCGGCGATTTTATTGTTGTATTTGCTTGGAACGCCAATAACGGAACAATACCTACGGCACCCTTCCCTCCAGCTGGTCAGCCTTACTGGGAAACAATTAGGACCTTCAACAACAGTGGGCGAGGCTTAAGAGTTGCAGGACTGCATGCAACGAGCACGACAACGCTTGTAAGCGGCTGGGCGAACTGCACAGACATCGCAGTAGCTATCTATCGGAACACAAAGGGAGCGCATGCCACAGTTGCGCTCACTTCAAGCACTAACTCAGCGAATATCGTCTATCCGGCCTACGCCGATCTAAACAACAGAACACAACCGTACATTCTTCGCTGGGCAGGAC